GTAGATTGGTTCTAGGTCTTATCCTTGTTGTATGAGGCACATAACATTGAGTCATAAATCCACCATTAGATGTTCTGAGTGATTGTTGTAAGTTGTCATTATCTATTCCGTTATCCCAGATTGTTCCACCTATAACATTTCCTTGTTGAGTTACAGCACACATAGGTATGTAAGTTATTTTAAATAGTAGTGGTCTGTAATTTTGGTAACCTGATGCTAATGCAGCTATTCTAGTTCCTTTCCAATAAGCTGGGTTTGCTGGTATTACCGTTATTACATTAGTGCTCTGTATGGGTGATGTTAAGTCATCAGGTATTGAATAAATAAGATCTCTCCCTGTTACTCTAACTGAATTTCCGTTTTGTCTTAACATGGTAAATTTCTTCTTGAAGTTCTCAGCTGAAGCTGCTGCTAGTTTTCTTCCTCTTATTATATTAGTTCTTTTCTTTCTATTATTGGGTAATTTGCCTTTGATTCGTGGTTTTCTCTTTCTAGGTTTTATTTTATTTGCGGTAGTTGTTAATTTTGATTGCATTTTTAAAAATTTGTTACGCCCACTAAGGTTTTTAGTTCTTCTGTGTCAAATTCAGCATTTATCTGTTGGTTAATGAATTCATACTCTTGCTTTGTATTTACTTCTGTTCTTATGTTGTACTTGCTTTGCATATTTTCCCAATATTGTGAATATATTAAATCTTCAGCATTCTCTCTGCCTTTAATTTCCATTAATTCTTTAAGTTGTAAGTTATAAAATGTTCCAAAACCAAAGTCTATTTCTGTTTTTCTAGTTTTTGATTTAAGTAATTTTTGAAAAGTTTTATCACATTTCTTCCTAAAATCAATGTCATCATGGAATAAGTTGTATATATGTTGGGCTTCTTCAATATGAGCTTTAGCCATTATATCAAAAACCTCAATATTTTTATATGATGCTTGATATGCTATTGCTTGTTGTATATGATATTGCATCAATTTATATTTGGAATATTGTTTAGGTTTTATTGAGTATTGAGAAATTCCAAATAATTTCTTAGGATCTCTGGTTAAGGTTATCTGTTCATATGTATCATTAATATACCAACTTCTTAATGAACAGAATTTGAATGATGATAAATCCCCTATTTCTAAAAATTTGCAAATCTGTCCTATTCCATATTGTCTATTGTCATGTATTTTTAATTGTCCTTCTGGTTTCTCCAAGAAATACTTTGCATATATACTTCTTATTAATTCATCTGAAATTCTTTGTTTATATAATACTGAAAAATCATCGCCTTTTGAAAATACTATGAAATCTTCTCCATATTTTAGTCCTTC